TTGATGGATTCAATGAAACTTTAGTAGCTCAATGTAAACCAATTATAGGTATGGGAGCAGGCGTTAATACTGGTCAAACTCTTATAGGTAACATTGGTTCAAAGACTAGATTTGGATATGATGTATTGGGTGACTCAGTATCAACTGCTGCTAGATTGGAAGGTCAAACTAAATCGTATGGTGTATTATTAATCATTGGACCTGAAACTGCTAAACTTGTCAAAGATGATTACTTTGTTATTAAGTTGGATAACATTGCTGTAAAAGGAAAGACAGTTGGATTAGACATCTATACAGTATTACAACCAGATAGATACAATAGATTAGAGTTTGCTAACTCTAGAACACTACATAATAAGATGTTAAAGCATTATAAGAAACAAGAATGGGCATATGCCAGTACACATTGTATGGATTTGAAAGGTTCATTTGATGGTGAATTAGATTACTACTATAATATGATGAGAAAACGAATAGATGAATATATGAATGATGAGTCTTTCCCCAAGAACTGGAAGGGAACTTTTGTTGCAACAAGCAAGTAGGATATTATGAAAAAAGTGTTTGGAAGAATTGTGAGTGAGATATTATATCTACTTGGTGATTGGGTTAGTTATCCAATGGCTTATCTTGATTGGGGTTGGTTATATCCAACTTATAGCAAATTGATGGGTTGGAGTAGTGATGTTCAAGATTGGGCAGGTAACGATAAACCTTGGACTAAATTAAGAGAATAATGGAAGCTCAGTTCGATTTAGAAAGAATGAAAGAATCTATAGAATGCACATTCTATACCATGCCAGGAGGTCTGACATTTGAAGAATTCTTAGACTTTATGTATAAATTAGGAGAAGAAGGTGAAGTGGAAAACCCCGACTTATAAAGATATCAGAATAGGATTTGAAGTTACTTGTTATATTTTGAATAGGTAAATGTATCACATAGTGTACATAAAGACTTATTATGTACACTATGTATCATATTTAATACATTATTCTTTAGCTTCAGCCATCTTTTCTTTAGTTCTACCAAAAGCAGTAATACCGATAATAGCACCCATAGATAGATGATATAATCCTCCGCCTTGTAATGTAACTGCTTGCCACATTTCTAAATGTTGTCCAGGATTCATATATTGAAGTACATTATATAGAATTGGACCAACCATAAAGTCAAATAGACAAATTGCCATATAACTAATAGCCATCATTGGTCGCCATTTAGAAGTCATAAAATCTTCTTTTACTGCAGGTGAGACTGGTGTAGGTTCTTTTGCTAAATCAATCATTGGTTCAATTTCCTTTTTAATTACTGGTTTTCTAGGTTTTCTCACTACTATATCTGCCATATTAATTTGCTCCTTGTTTAATAAAAATTTTATTAGTGGTTGTATCTGCACTTTGCAATTTCACCGTTGTTCCATCCTGTACCAGTGTTATATTGTAACCTCGGTCTTTGTTGAGTAATAATGTAGCGCTATGTTTTACTGATCTTTGTATCATCCAATTAGTCTGTTTATCAAATATGTACACTTGATTCTGTGAATTATATCCAGGAGCAAATGTACCTACTGCAAAAGCATCTTCTAATGCATTTGCCAAATATTCTATCAATAATGCATCAACATCTAATTCATTAAACTTTGCATACGGGTCAATGAATACTCTTACAGATAAAGCATCTTTATCTAATCCATTAAAATCTAGTGATGAACCAGATTTATTATCCTCAATTAATTTTTGTGTAATCTCTTTTGGTGGTTTTACTATCATCATATTAGTAATAGCAGATTCATTGATTAACAACACTACCGGCTTCAATGGTTTAATTTCATTTGAAGTTGTTACTGTAGCCTGAAAAGCTTGATTCAATACAACAGAACCTACCGCAGTTCTAACTTCAATTTCACCTACTGAACCATCTAAGTTAGGTAACAATATAACCATTGACTGACCAATTTCATCAACTGTCATAGTGAAAGCTGTACCTCGAACCGCTATAGTTGCTGTAGGTGTATTAATAGCCACATTCTTATTATTAGCATGCGCTATATTACCAGAGGCATATCGTACAGTACCAATAGCGCATTTCAATGCCAACTTACCGACAGACTTGTTATTAGGATCATAGACGAAATCATCTATCACCAACTTACTATTATCTGTTACTTTTACTTGTGTATCATCATCAAAAGATATACCTACTTCACCTTTACCTGTTTCAACTATATCTAATGATTCTATACTAACATCTTTCTTTGATTCTATTACTGTTTTATCACGTGTGATAGAAGCATTGCCTTTATGATTTATTACTGTACCAATACCAGCATTAATGTTGTGTGATATTAACAGTAGCGCCAGAACCAGTAAGATTAACAATGGCCGAATTTGGATTTGTTGTTCCATCTTGACTAATTCCTATGGTATTATTGCTTCCAATATTGGATATGGCGATATTATTACCAGCAATAAGATTAGTACCATTAGCACCAGTTTGAGTAGTTGTGATTGCATTACCAGACCCCGTTACTATAAAAGTATTCTCAGTGTATTTACTATTAATAGTGCTCGTTAAAGTGTTATTACTACCTGTAATGTTTGAAAGATATGAATAGTTTCCAGAATCATGTAATACTCCAATATTCAATACTGATGTGTTATTACTACCCGTGAAATTTAAACTTAAAGTACCTGAACCAGTACCCATATTACCCATATTTAAATCAGTAGAGTTGCTATTACCAGTTTGTGTAATATCAGCAGTTGCTCCGCCACCAATTAGATTACCTGTTATAGCATTATTCATACCATCTTGTATAATATCAAACAACATAGAGTTGCCTTCTATTTGAAAAGAAGGTGACCCAATAGAATCTGGGTCACCTACAGTATTATTTGCGCCGGTTTGTGTAATATTTACAGTAGAGTTATCAGCATTAGTTTGATCAATATAAACAGAATTGCCTCCACTGTCTCCTATTGATGATTGATTTATTACTGTAAGCATAACAAACAGTAATAGATTTCTTATGATGTTCATTTAATTATTCCTAAAAGTTGTTGAAAATTTCCATAATCTTTTTCTTTCGCCTTTAATGATTAATTCTTCCACTGCTAAATCTAATGCCGATTTAAGAGCATATATTCCTGCCTCAGTCTTAGTAGCACCAACTTCATTTTCAAATGATTGTGTTCCCATATCAAAAAACTTAAATACAGCAACACCAACCGTATAACTTAATATCGTCTTTTGTACATTAATAGTGAGTAAAACCTCACCAGTTTGTGTACTGATTGCTCGTAATGAAACAGTTACCATATCTTCCTGATATTGTGTATCTGGTCCAATTCCCATATAACGAAGTCCAATACCACCAGTTCTAATATTAGTATCATACGATACTATTGATCCTTCAATTATCATACCGGCATAAAGAATCGAACCTATTTGTTTATCATCTTGTGCTTCATCACGAGCAGACCTAATCAATTGTCTTTCTTTTAATAAATTATCAAGTCCAACTCGTTCTACAACTCTAAACCAATTACCTTCACCGGCATCCTCCAATGACTTTAATAATATAGATTCACCTCCTTGTGTTACAGCAGATGATAATTTTGCTATAGTGGCAGAATCTTTCCTTTGACCTGTCTTATCTAAAAATGAATATACAGCAACAACTACCTTACCATCTTTAGGAGGAGGTAAGATTATTTCTCTTTTTTCCTTAACTGCTAATACTTCAGGTTCATTAGTAAATACATTAAACGGAGTTAATATACCACCTGAACATCCAGTTAATAATATGCACAATAATATAATACGCATTAGAATGTAAAACTACCGACAGGTATTATTACTTGTGTTACATTACCATCCGCACCTGTAATAGTCATTGATATTTGGTCAGCTGTCTTGGTATACGTTATAGTATTACCTTCAATCTGAACTGTTCCACTATTCTTTGGATTTTCACCAAATAAGTTGTTAATCAATTGGGTTGATAATTGAGCATAAACACGACTTTCAAAGTTATTCAGAAATTTCGAAAGATTAGTGTTCTTAGCTAATGCTGCAGCATCCTTGGCATCTTGTAATTTCTGTACCTCTAATGCTTGTTTTCTAGTTGTTTCAGTATTTTCTATAGTTTGAACATGTGAAGAATATCCTATACCACTAAAGGCAGGCGATTTAAATGAAAAGATTTGTTCTGCTAATACATTACTTGATAATAATAAAAATAATATTAGAATTCTCATTCGTTATCCTTTTGCTTATGTGCATTCTCCCGCATTTGTAACACAGTGTTTAGTTTTGCTGTGAGTCTAAGTAAATCATTATCAAGTAATCGTATTCTATCAATCAAAGTGATTAATTCTTTTGATGCTTCACCTAATACAGGATTAATTTCTTCAATGGTAAATGACCATACATACTTTACCATTCGTAACATATAACCTGCTGCTATGATTGGAAAACCATATTTGTTTATAAGTTCGGCAATTTGTGTTATGTCCATTAGTCTCTCCTAGCATCATTTTTGCCATCCATTCTGGATATTCTGTCTAAATCCGGCCTAAGTCCTAATACCGAAGATATAGTAACATCAATCTTAATCAATTCATGCGAGCAAGTTTTAACCCTATTCTCTAAAGCCATTACAATACTTGCTAATGTTTTAACTGAAGTAATAACATCACTTAAAACAAATTTTAATGCTGTAAATATGAATGCTCCGAGTACACAACTACCAAGTATTGGAGTTAGTGTGTCAGAAAAAAACTTAATATATTCTGGATTCATTTCTTAAGTTTTCCTACTTTCTCAACTATTTTAGTAGCATCATCAACTACCTCTTGTGCTTTTTCAACACCATCAGAAATCTTTTTCATTATAGTTGATTGTTTCTTTGGTGTAGACGTAACAGGAGTAGCACCATTATTATTCATTATTGCTGCAACTTCATGATGAACTTTTAACGGAAGTGAATCAACATCAAGTGAATTAGATACTAATTTATCTAATTCTAATATATCAACGTTCATTTGACGAACTCTACCGTCCATGGACTTAATGAGTCCTATAATTTTTTTGATTGATTTTATTACAGATCCAAGCACTAATGAAATTGCTTGCATTATGAACCATCCACATACCACTGCTAGTGCTATAGGGAATCCACATTGTTGGACAAGACTGAAAAAGTCAAAGTTAGGAATTCCGATATCCATATAATTAATCCATTAAATATATATATCCTATTTATAATTTATTTACTTTTACTTGAGGCATTTAATAATGATTGAAAACTTTATAAATGAAATTAGTGTTGTTAATACCACATCTGATGGTGAACCTATTTACTTTTACCATGGAGATGGACAGGGCGACTTTGAAAAGATGTATAGTAAAATTAAATCAATTAAATTATTAGATGATTATGAAGAGTATTTGAACACTCAACTAGAATACATAAAGGCTTCGCGTTGATTGTTTCTTTAAAAGAAATAGTCTATTTCCAAAATAAAACGTTTACATTTCCTAAAACTATGATATAATAGACTCATAAACTAAATAAATGAGAACTAAAATGAAAACAATACCTTATACCGAAATGCCTTTAAACGAATACGAAGAGTATGATCTTGATACGTTCACTGATGAACAACTTGAAGATTATTACTATGATAATCCTGATGATAACGATGAAAAGATGGCAATCTATAATAACTATGGATACGAACTATGGGCACGAACCTAATGAATGAGTTGAAAACATATAATGTGAAAGTAGTAAATAAAATGGCTGTTGGTGTTTGGCCAAGAGCAGATGTTATTAGTGAATATGATAACCTTAGTTATGACCAAGTAACTAAAATAAAAGAAATATGGTCGACTGCAAAAGATTATAATGTAGTTATAAAAGAAAGTGAGTAATAAAATGAACAAACAAGATATTATAAATCTATTAAACAATAATGATACTGCTATTTGCCGAGCTTTAGTAGTTATTAATGAAAGACAAACTGAAACTGAAAAGACCGCTTTAGGAACCATTAATGCAAATGGTCGTGGATTTACTCCTGCCGATGCTTATATGGGTACTTCAATGGCTACTTATTATGATAAGTTTAAAAAACTATCTGAAAAGCAATTAGCGTATTGGAAAAAACCAAATGCTAAAGGTACTCCCCGTATATGTAAATATGCCGGTCAACTCCTCGAAATATCCTTACAAAAAGCAAGACTTCAAGCAGAACAAGATGATAGAGAAATGAATCGTATAGTGTTTGAAGCAGAAATGAAATCTGAACAAACTGCATTTTCTAACAAATTTGCTAGAGGTTAAAAGATAAATAAAGTAAATGTTAATCAAAGAAGTAAAGAGAATGGAATCATTTAAAAAGTTTTTATCAGAAGACAGTAAATTAGGTAGACTTAGTATATTTGATATAGATGATACATTATTTCATACAACTGCGCAAATTGCATTAATGAAAGATGGTAAAGTCCTAAAAAAACTATCTAATCAAGAATTTAATACATACATATTAAAAAAAGGCGAATCTTTTGATTTTGGAGAATTCAAAGATGCTAAAAAGTTTAATAAAGAATCCAAACCTATATCAAGAATGTTTGATAGAGCAAAAGCAATCTTATCACATTCAGTTAAAAATCCACTTAGTAAAGTCATAGTTGTTACTGCAAGAGCAAACTTCGATAATAAAGAAGTTTTTCTTAATACATTCAGAAAATATAAATTCAATATTGATGATGTTCGTGTAGAACGTGCAGGTAATATAATTGATATTACCGCAGCTGCCGATAAAAAGTTTGTAATCATACACAACTATCTAAAGACAGGTCAATTTGATAGAGTAAGTCTATTTGATGATGCAATAACTAATTTGACTAAGTTTCTTGAATTAAAAAAATTATTCCCAAAGATCAAATTTGAAGCATATTTTGTTAGTCATGAAGGATCAATAAAATTAATGAAATAAGGAAATAAAATGAAAACCTTTAAAGAATTTACCGAAGATTGCAATTGCTGGAAAGGATATAAAAGAGTTCCTGGAACTAAACCATGCGCACCTAAAAGCTGTGTGAAAGAAGAAGAACTTACTGAATATGCTATTGATGCTAAAGGCCATAAGAGTTCAGAAGGTGGATTGACTCAGAAAGGTGTAGATGATTACAATAGAAAAACTGGTGGTCATTTACAGATGGCTGTAACAACTCCTCCTTCTAAGTTAAAACCTGGAAGTAAAGATGCTAATCGTAGAAAATCTTTTTGCGCTAGAATGTCTGGTGTTGAAGGTCCTATGAAAGATGAAAAAGGTAGACCTACAAGAAAAGCTTTAGCATTAAGAAAATGGAACTGCTAAAATAGTTTCTTTTTAGTAAACAGTCTATTTCCTTTTTAGTTAAAAATAATCGTTTACATTTCCAAAAATCATGATATAATAGACTCATAAATTAATTAAATGAGTAACTATATTATGAATAAAGAAATATTAAAACCAGTAACAGATTTACTACTAAGCATACCAGTTATGTTTCAGTTAATCATCCCAACAGTTATCCTTGCATTGGATAACATTTAAATTATTGAGGAATTATATATTATGAGCAACAAAATCGTAGAAAAATACAAAGCAATGCCAATCGAAGACCTTTTCGGAGAATTCTCTGATTGGTTCAAAGATGTTAATGGTGTTCGCCCTCGTCATATTGCTCCAACTGATAGAGATTCTATCATTGCTTGGATTATTAATGAAGTCGTTTTTGACGACCCTTCTTACTACAAAGAGGTTTAATTATGTTTAAATATGGTGTTTATAGTTTTAATGGTGCAAACGGCGAAGAAGGTACTACTATGGTAAAATCTTTCGATAAGAAAGAAGATGCTAAGAAATGTGCACAAGGTTATAACGCAGTTTTGACTAGAGATGAAAAAAGATTTTTTGAAATGAAGTATAAAGTTAGAATCTTCAGAGTTGGTGAAACAATTGATATTAATTTAATATAAACGTTTACATTCTCTGAATTTATGATATAATAGACTCATAAACTAATTAATTGAGATATTATATAATGATACTACAAATACTGAATGAACTTCAAGCAAACAATTCTAGAAACTTCAAAATCGAATTGCTAACAAAATACAAAGATAACGAACTTCTAAAAGAAGTTTGTCGGTTAGCCAATGATCCGTTTACCCAGTTTTATCAAAGAAAAATTCCTGAATATGATCAAACATATAAAACAACATTTGGTATAGAATGGGCATTAGAAGAATTAAAAATATTTTCAAATAGAACCTTAACTGGTAATAAAGCAATAGAACATTTAACTTATGTTTTATCAAGCATCCTTCCTGATGATGCTAAAGTCATAGAACGAATCATACAGAAAGACCTTAAGTGTGGTGTTAATACTTCAACAATCAATAAGGTTTGGAAGAACCTAATACCAGAATTCCCTTGTATGTTATGTTCGCCTTTTGAACAGAAGTTGGTTGATAAGATTACATTCCCAGCTATAGTTCAAAAGAAAGAAGATGGCATGAGATTCAATGCTATTGTTAAATTTGATAGGGATTTAAAAGGTACAGTTGAATTCCGTTCTAGGAATGGTAAAGAGATTTCATTATTAGGTAGTCTGGAAGAAGAATTCATCGAATTAGCATATGGCAAAGATCTTGTGTTTGATGGTGAACTTCTGGTGTATGATACAGTTGAAACAGATTCAAAAGGTAAGATATGTGATCGCCAAACTGGTAATGGTATCCTAAACAAAGCAGTAAAGGGAACTATATCAAAAGAAGAAGCAGATAGAGTTGTTGCTACTCTTTGGGATCAAATACCTTATGGAGATTTCATTGCAGGTAAATGTGACCAGCCTTATAGATATAGATTAAAAAGATTACTATATCTTATTGATAGATGTGATGTATATAGGAAAATTGAATTGGTTGAAACTTTTGATGTTCATTCATTAGAACAAACTCAAACAATATTTCAAAACTATCTTGATGATGGTGATGAAGGTATCATCCTTAAAGATCCAAATTCATTATGGGAAAACAAAAGATCTAAAGGACAAATAAAGTTCAAAGCTGAATTAGATTGCGATCTGAAAGTAATGAGTGTTATATCTGGAACAGGTAAATATGCTGATGCTATAGGTTCATTATATTGTGAATCTTCTGATGGTAAAGTAAAGGTATATGTTGGTTCAGGATTTACAGATGAACAAAGAAACGCACCACCGAGTGAATACTTTGACAAAATTATTGCTGTGAAGTATAATGCTAGAATTAAAAATGTTCAAGGTGAAGAATCTTTATTTCTCCCAATATTTTTATGTTTGAGACCAGATAAGGATGAAGCAGATAATTCAACTAAAATTAAATAAATAATGTTTAATAATTAATAACTTATAATAATGCGACATAAATTTTACTATAAAAATGGATTATGGTATTGCGAATTTGGTTCATTCCATTGCCTAGGAAGTGGATCAACACCAAAGGAAGCATTTGAACTATTCCAAAGTATGGTATGTAGATTATACGTTCCTACACAAAGTTAAATATTATTTTTATAATGGTTTACATTTTATGGATTCTATGATATTATAGATCTATATTAATTGGAGGTGAAATGTATTGTTTTGATTTAGAAAGTTTAGGAGTTGAATCAAACTCCGTTGTATTATCTGTTGCAATAGTTTATTTTGATCCAGATGAAGATCTTAATTATGATAAACTATTGAACAGAACTTTGTTCCTAAAACTTGATGCTAAAGATCAAGTCAAACGCCTTAATAGAGTCATTGATAAAGGTACTCTAGAATGGTGGTCTAAGCAACACAAATATCTACAAGATATTAGTCTGCACCCAAAGCCCGATGATCTAAAAGCTGAAGAGGCTATTCAAAAAGTAAAAGACTATATTAATATGTTCCCAAATCCAGAGAATCAAACGATTTGGGTTAGAGGCAATATGGATCAAAGTATTCTAGATAGTTTATGTAGAGTTATATCAGTAGATCCTATTATGCCGCATTATAATTTCAGAGATATTAGAACTGCCGTTGATATTATGTATGGTTCATCTAATGGATATTGTGAAGTTGCAGATTTTAATAAAGATCTAGTAATCAAACACCATCCAGTCCATGATATCTGCTATGATGTAATGATGTTGAATAAGGGAAAACATGTCTAAATTCTATACAAGTGTACTACAAGTATCTAATAACATCTTACTTCGAGGTTATGAAGATGGCAAACGAATCCATACCAAGGTTGACTTCAAACCTACCTTATTTGTCTCATCCAAGACTCCAACCAAATGGAAGACTCTTACTAATGAATATGTAGGTGAACTACATCCTGGTAGTATAACTGACACTAAAGAGTTTATCAAAAGCTATGGTGAGGTTGAGAATTTCAAAATATACGGAATGCAAGACTTCACTAAACAGTTTATATCTGAATATTATCCAGGTGAAATCGAATATGACCAATCAGTAATGAATATCACAACTATTGATATTGAAACTACCACTGAGCATGGCTTAAGCATTGATGAAGTTATTAAAGATCCAGTAGAAGAGATTACCCTTATATCAGTAAAAAATAGAAACTCAACTGATATTGTAACCTTTGGTACAAAGCCGTATGATAAGGTAAATGCTGATGGTCCATATATTAAATGCCAAAGTGAGGCTCATTTACTTCGTGAGTTCATGACTCATTGGACTTTGAATTATCCTGATATTGTAACAGGTTGGAACACCAATGGATATGACTTTCCATATCTAATCCGTAGAATGGCCAGAATTATAGATGATCAAATCATTAATAAATTATCACCTTGGGGTCGTGTTCGTGAACGATTGTATAAAGACCAGAATGGTAATGATAAGATCGGTTATAATATTGAAGGCATTGCAATGCTTGATTATAAAGAACTATTTGCTAAGTTTGGTAAAATCCCTGTAGATGATATGAAACTTGATACAGTTGCCAATACAGTTCTTGGTGAAAAGAAACTTGAAAATCCATATAATTCCTTTAAAGACTTTTATACAAAAGATTGGTCATTATTTGTAGACTATAATAGGCACGACGTTAGACTTGTAGATAAATTGGATGAGAAGCTTAAACTTATTCAGATTGCTGTATCACTTGCATATTATTCAAAGATTAATCTTGACGAAGTATATGGTCCAGTAAATATGTGGGACTCAATCATCTATAATCGATTGAAGAATAAAAATATAGTTATACCACCAAAGAAGAATTCTATTAAAACAGGTAAGTATGAAGGTGCATATGTTCAGATACCGGTAGTTGGCAAACATAAGTACATTGCATCATTCGATTTAGCATCTCTATATCCGCATTTGATTATGCAATACAATATTAGTCCTGAGACTCTTACTGATACTAGAATACCTTGTACTGTCGATGAGCTATTATCAAAGTCATTTGATAATTCCCATATTAAAGAGCAGAATTTATCTCTAACTGCAAATGGTTGGTGTTATCGTAAAGATGTTCGTGGCTTCTTACCTGAAATTATGGAAGAAGTATATGCCGACCGTAGTAATTATAAAAATGAAATGCTTAAGTATGAGCAGTTAATTGAATCTGATAAGTACAATAAAGAAT